GTGTTTGGTGAGCTTATTCGAGCGGACGACATTACTTAAAGCGCATGTTTCGACTTTATCCAGTCGAATTTGAACTTAAACCCAGAAAAAATCGAATATAAACCCAGAAAGGAAGTTCTTTATGGAAACTCAGCGGAATCTGCTGGCCTTGAAGCCAGACCAGCTCGTAGACGTTCTGGTCAAGTCCGGCTTCCGGGATATGACAATGGAATTGCTCCACAGCGACTTTGACCTCGGAGCACCTCGGAACCCGGATGGAACTGTCAACCTTATTCACTACATGGCGTGGATTTTGAAGGAGATGTACAATGGCACTGAATCCGACCAAGCTCAAGCCGATTGAAATCGTGCGAATCGTGAACACGACCCCGCTGATGGCCGTGCTCAATGACCGACAGCTCCGGCGGCACCGTGACCGTGCGGGCTTCCGCATCAGCGAAGATGGCGGCTCGACCGTGAACCTGTTCAAGTATGCAGCCTGGCTTCGTGCCGAGCTTATGCTTCGGCAGAGCGAGGTGCCGGTGACGTATGAGGACAAGAAGAATGCCGCACGAAACCGGAACCTTGCCATGGCGATGGCTGGCCGTGACATCGGGGAGCTCCCGGATGTCGTGGATCCGGAAAGGAAGAAGAAATGCGAACGGGATTTCCGGCTCTTTTGCGAAACATACTTCCCGGACACCTTCTCCCTGGCATGGTCGCCCGACCACCTCAAAGCCATTCATAAGATCGAGACTGCCGTGCTCCATGGCGGTCTGTTTGCGCTGGCGATGCCTCGTGGCTCGGGCAAAGCGCTTGCCCTCGACACGCCTCTTCCGACACCTACTGGATGGACGACCATGGGCGAGGTCAAGGTTGGTGACTGGCTCTTCGATGAACGCGGGCACCAGTGCCAGGTCGTGAGGAAGTCCGAGGTTTTCACCGACCACGACTGCTACAAGGTCACGTTCAACGATGGCGCGGAGATCGTCTGCGATGCCGGGCACCTCTGGCAGGTCGAGGACATTTTCAGCCGGAGGAACCCTCATGTCGTGACGACCGAGTGGATGGCTTCCCGATACAAAATCGGGCATCGTGGATACCATGAAAGCCGGTTCCGCATTCCGTTTCAGAAGCCGCTCCAAATCCAGTCTTCGGGTGATCTTCCGATTTCGCCGTATGCCCTTGGCGTGTGGTTGGGAGATGGATCATGTTCGAATTCCTCAATAACGCTCTTTGAGCAGGATGCGGAGGAAATCGCCCAGAATATTCGTCTCGAACTCGGACACGACAGTCTTACATTTGTGGATTACGGGAGAAAGGGACATACAATCAGATGCATTCTGACCGCCATGCGTACTTCTAAGGTGAAGAAGAATGAATCGGGAAGAGCCAAGCTCCGCAAGCTCGGTCTTCTGAATAACAAGCATATCCCACCGATGTATCTTCGGGCAGACGTTTCTGATCGTCGTGCTCTGTTGCAGGGGATTCTCGACACAGACGGACACGTTGATGATGGCGGGCACATTGAAATCTGCATCAAGTACCCGAAGTTTGCGGAAGGCTTCGCTGAACTGCTTTCGTCCCTTGGAATCAAATTCGGGATGGGGCAGAAGATGGTCATGCTCGACGGGAAGGAACATGGTCCATATTATCGTTTTTACATAAATGGGTACCAGCACCAGGACTTTTTCCAGTTGAAGCGCAAGCAGGAAAAGATGCGTATGCGTCCAATGGGGCAGTTCAACGAAGACCAGGGATGCTTCAGCCATACCCCCTGTGAGATCAGAACGATCACGAACATCGAGTGCGTTCCGACCGTACCGACGCAGTGCATCATGGTGGATTCCCCGTCGCATCTGTACCTCGCAGGCAAGAGGATGGTTCCCACGCACAACAGCTCTCTGACCGAGGTCGCCGCCATCTGGGCGATGCTGTACGGCCACCGCGAGTTCGTCGTGCTCATCGGCGCGACTGAATCGGCGGCTCTGGAACTGCTGGACTCCCTTATGACCGAGCTGGAAGTGAACGAGAGACTTGCTCAGGATTTCCCTGAGGTGTGCTTTCCGATTCAGCAGCTCGACGGCATCGCGAACCGATGCGCCGGCCAGTTGTACCACGGTGAACGTACCCGCATTACCTGGACGAGCAACGAAATCGTGCTCCCGACGATCAAGGGGAGCAAGGCCAGCGGGGTGGTTGTCCGCGTAGCCGGAATCACAGGGCGAATCCGCGGCATGAAGTATAAGCGGCCTGACGGTCGAAGCGTTCGTCCGAGCCTGGTGGTGATCGACGATCCGCAGACAAGCGAATCTGCTGGTAGCCTGGAGCAGACCCGCAAACGTATCCGCGTGCTCGCCGGGGACATCCTCGGCCTCGCGGGTCCCGGTCAGAAGATTTCGGGGATCATGCCGTGCACGATCATCAGACCCGGGGACATGGCCGACATCATCCTGAACCGGCAGACGCACCCCGACTGGAACGGGGAACGGACCAAGATGGTCTACGCATTCCCGAAGAACATGAAGCTCTGGGAGCAGTACGCGGATATTCGTGCCGAATCCCTGCGGACTGAGGGGAACATCCAGCAGGCGACGGACTTCTATGCGAAGCACAGAGCCGAGATGGACGAAGGCGCGAAGGTGAGCTGGGAAGCTCGATTCAATCCCGACGAGATCAGCGCGCTTCAGCATGCCATGAATCTGAAGTTGCAGGATGAAATTGCTTTTCAAGCGGAATATCAGAATGATCCTCTCCCCGAGGACACCGGCGGTGAGGAGATTCTGAGCATTGACGCGATCTGCGAAAAGATCAACGGGCTCCCGCACAATAAGGTCCCATTGGCCTGCAACCACGTCACCACGTTCATCGACGTTCAGAAAGCGCTTCTGTTCTATGTGGTGGTCGCCTGGGCTGACGATTTCACTGGCTCCATCATAGATTACGGCTCCTGGCCCGATCAGCATCGCCGCGAGTTCTCGCTCGCCGACGCGAATCCGACCATCCAGAGTCTGAATCCTCGGGCTGGTCTTGAAGGCGGGCTGTATGCGGCCCTGACCGCCCTGACGGACGACATGCTCGGTCGCGAGTGGGAACGCGAGGACGGGGCCATGATGAAGATCGAACGGGCACTGATCGACGCAAACTGGGGGCAAAGTACGGAAATCGTGTATGAATTCTGCCGCGAATCCAAGTTCGCCGGCGTGGTGCTGCCGAGCCATGGACGATACGTCGGTGCGAGCTCAAAGCCGATGACGGAATACCGCAAGCAGCCCGGCGACAAGCTTGGCTTCAACTGGATGATGCCGAGCGTAATCAAGAAACGGGCTGTCCGGCACGTCATCTTCGATTCCAACTTCTGGAAATCGTTCGTCCATGCTCGCCTCGCCGTGCCGACTGGTGACCACGGTTCCCTCACGCTCTATGGGCGTGTTCCCGGCATCCACCAGCTCCTGGCCGAGCACCTCACCGCGGAATACCGCGTGAAGACTTCTGGTCGTGGCCGCACGGTGGACGAATGGAAGCTGAAGCCCGAGCACCACGACAACCACTGGCTGGACTGCCTGGCCGGGTGTGCTGTGTGCGGGTCTATGCTCGGATGCAGCCTGCCGGAGTTCGGCGCGGTCGTCCCGAAGAAACGTGGCCGCATAAAGCTGTCGGAACGGGCTGGGACGCATATCACTGCCGGGGAACCTCGGCGCAAGCTCAAACTATCAGACATGAGGAGGAATTGATGGAAGAAACGACCTTTACGCAGTTATGCTATCTTTTATCGGGGATTATGCGAAGAATAAACGATATTCCGCTGGATAAAGCTGCAGACATGCGCTTTAAGTACATGTCCCCGGAGAACTGTGCGGGAAATCCCGGACATGATCTCCATGAAACAGCAATCCAAACGGAGAACGAACTATGCAGGACAGCGTCATGCTCGACCAGCTCACACGCCTCATGGCCTCGGCCATGAGGAGGGTGACTCAACAGAAAACGAAGAAACGGAAAGGAACCGAGAATGGTAAGCGAAACAATACTCGGACAACGGATTGACGCCGTCAACCATAAGAGCATGGCGGAACTGCGGGAGCAGTTCCAGGAGCTCTTCGGATTCGACTGCGGAAACACCACAGTCCGGCGTCTTCGCAGACGGATCATATACCGTCTGCAGGAAATCAACTATGGCGGCGTCAGCGACGCCGACATGGAACGCCTGAACGCCATTGCGGACAAAGACCCGTTGGCCAACCTCCAGTACGGAAAGAAGAAGCGTGCCGCCAAGGTCGCGGGAACGAGGCTGATCCGGATTTGGAAGGGCAAGGAATACAGCGTGTCTGTCAGCCCGCAGGGCAAGTATCTTTATGATGGGCATGCATATAAATCGCTGTCAGCGGTTGCTCGGGCGATCACCGGCACACGCTGGAACGGAAAACTGTTTTTCGGGGTGAAGAGCTGATGGAAAAAATCAGATGTGCAATCTACTGCCGTAAATCGGTGGAAAAGGGGCTGGACATGGAGTTCAACTCCCTCGACGCCCAGCGGGAAGCCGGGGAAGCCTACGTCGCCAGCCAGAAAGCGAACGGATGGGTATGTCTGCCGGAACGATACGATGATGGCGGCATATCCGGAGCCACGCTGAACAGACCCGGTCTGCAGAAACTGCTCGCCGACTGCGAAGCCGGCAAGGTGGACGTGATCGTGGTCTACAAGATTGACCGACTGTCGCGTTCCCTGTGCGACTTCGCAGACCTGAGCCGCCTGTTCGAAAAGTGGAACGTGGCCTTCGTCTCGGTTACGCAGGAGATCAATACACATACGTCCGCAGGGCGCATGATGTTGAATATCCTCATGACGTTCGCCCAGTTCGAACGCGAGATGATCGCCACGCGAATCAAGGACAAAATGGCCGCCACGCGGAAGAAGGGGAAGTGGGTCGGCGGGCAGGTTCCCTACGGGTATCGCGTCGAGAACAAGAAGCTCCTGGTCGAGCCGAAGAAAGCGGCAGTCGTTCAAAGAATCTTCCGGCGCTATCTTGAAATCCAGTCGCCGAACCAAATCGCACATGAGCTCAATGCGGACGGGATCAAGACCGTCACGAACAAGGAATGGGACAAACCGCGCGTGTACAATCTCCTGACCAACCACACCTATGTCGGAGATGTGTTCTATGAGGGCGAGGTCTACCCCGG